GACCAGATTTTCCTTGGTCTTGACGGTGGTGGCGGGGATGGCCGCGCCTTCCTCCACCTCCAGCAGCGCCTTGTCGTCCTCCTCCGGCACGGAGTAGATGCTGCGGTAGTCCATGGCGTCAATGGCCGTGGTGGTGGCGGTGATGGACGGCAGAATGTTGTTCTCCTCCATGCCCTGGCGCACGGCGCGGGCGATGAACTCCGGGAACAGCACCGCGGAATCCATGGTGCGGAAGAACTTCTCCACGCAGTCCGAGCCGCTGCCCTTCACATGGATGTCAAACCGCTTCAGCTGCCGCTGGAAGGCGTCCAGGCCCTCCATGGCGGTGCCCTTGTAGTGTTCGCTGGGGTCCAGCTGCTCCAGCACCTGGGTGAAGCTCTTGCCGCTCTCGCGGTACATTCCCTTTTCCAGTCTCAGATTGTCATAAGCCATGATCGTTTCCTCCTTAAATTCAGAGCCAGAAGCCCACAGTGTTGGTGGCGCTGTCCACCTGCACCACCAGATACGTCTCACTGCCGCCGACGGTCACGCCACCATTGCCGTCGGCCGTCAGGGCCGTAAAGCCCAGGTTGGGTGCGCTGTCGCCGGTGTAGGCCGCCGTCACAAAGCCCCGCAGCTGGACCGCTGCCTTTCCGTCCCCGGCATGGAGCGCCACACCGCAGAACCGCTTTCCGGCTTCGCAGGTCCCCACGGTGCCGCTGCCGGTCACCGTGCAGACCTGCCCGCTTTTCAGGCCGTCCTCGGCCAGGAATGTGGCCAGCTCCTGGCCAATGCCCTCAAATCCTACTTTCATGTATAAAACCTCCTCAAATATTCACCAGCCGCTGTGCGGCATGATGTCAGATCAAACCGCGCATTCCGTTCAGATCAGGAACGCGCTCTCCTGGAACGGCTCCGATTTGGTGCCGCCTAGCTGCGGGGTCGCCGGATACAGGGCCGCCGCCCGCTTTTCCAGGCTCAGCCGCAGATTCTCCAGCTCCCGATGGTCCATGCGCTTGCAGATGGATTCCAGTGTTCCCTGGTCCAGCCCCAGGTCCGCCGCCAGGCCCAGCCGCACCACCTCGTGGCGCAGGTTGTTCACATAGACCCGGCCCAGCTCCGCATCCTCCTGTAACTGCTTCAGTGCCTCCCGGTGGTGGACACTGCCGTGCTTTTCCACCAGCTCTAAGAGGTTCATGCCCACGGCCTGCCGGTACTGCTTCGTGACCGCCGCCGCCTTCTGGGCCGGCACCGCCACAAACGAGAACTCATAGGCGTCCTTGGGGTCACGCAGCACCGCCACGCAGACCTGGCCGTCATAGACCTCGCCCTTCTGGTGGCTGCACGTCCCGTAGGGGGACCCGCACACCGAGCAGACCCGCTGGCCCATGGCGCAGCCGATGGACACCTCCTTGCGGATGCCGCCCTCGATGTCGGCGATGACCGCCTCGTTCTGGGGCAGCCGCAGCATATAGGCCCAGGCCCGGATCCAGCTGACGCCGTCCTCCTGCACCACCTCGGTGTCGAACACCCGCGCCACCTGCTGCCTGGCCGACCACTCGTGGTCGCAGATGCCGGTCTTGCCCACGAACATAGCCGCCAGCTCCGGCAACGCCGCCGTGTCGAATCGTTCCAGGTCCCGGTCCGGCTGGTCGTCGCACAGCCGCACAGAGAACACATAGACCTGCTCCGCTGTCAGCGGCGATTTGCTCTGCTGATTGATGCGTTCCAGCTGGCTCTCCAGCGGGATGCCGGATTCCAGCACCGCCGCCGCTTTCTGAATTTTCATGTTTCGTCCCCTCCTGTTTCCATTCTGATCTCCGCTGCCTGGGCACGGTACAGGTCCGCCTGGGCTTCCTCCACCAGGTCTTGCAGCGTAATATCCTCCCAGACGATCTCCGCCGTGGTACCGTAGCCGCTGAGCCGCAGCCACAGGTCGCAGATCTTTTCCAGCGCCGGTGTCACCGTCCGCCGGATGCCCCACAGCTCCGAAGTCAGCAGGTCCGTCTGCTGGGCGCTCATGCGCTCGGACGTGGACCAGCTGAGTCCCAGCAGGAACGGCGGCAGCCCCGTGGCCGCCACCAGCTGCTCCAGCAGCTGCCGCACCGGCACCTCCGAGTCTAAAATCTTCCCGTCCGCGCCGATGACCTTGATCTCCACGTCGCCCACGGCCACGAAATCCCGCACCATGCCGCTTTTGCTCTCCTGCATGGCCTGGGACCACTGCTCGGCCATCTGGCGGCCCCGTTCGGCGGCCCCCACATGGTCCAGCACATCGCCGGAGGGCTTGCACACCACGGAATACCGCACATTGCCCGCCCGCTCCCAGTTGACGCCGACAGTCTGATAGATCTTCAGCAGAATATCTGTCAGAAACGGCATACTCCGCAGCAGGCTGACGCCGTAGGGGTTCGCCGGTTCCGGGTTGCGGGTGGTGAACAGCAGCAGGTTCTGGTACGGGTAGGGCCGCACCCGGCCGTTTTCATCCGGCCCGCACAGCTCCACCTCCAGGGGCGTCGCCCCCTCCCGAACCGTCACCTGCGCCACGTCGCCCCAGCAGACCGCCTTCAGCTGTCCGCCGGAGACCACCATCTCGCCCACGGCCCTGCCGCAGACCAGCAGGCTGTCCAGGTATCCCTCCAGGAAGCAGTGGATGCCCGTCTGCCCGCGGCCGCAGGGGACCGTCTGCAAAAACCGCCGCAAGGCCGCCTCCGCCGTCTTGTCCCCGCAGGCCACGTCGAAGCCGCCCACCAGGCGGCACAGCTTGCCCACCGCCGCGTCCAGGATCGGTACCGCCTCCCGCATGGCCCGGTAGACGCGGACCTCGCCGCCGCCCATGGGCACATAGCCGCTGATGTCGCAGAAAGGGTGCCCCTGGCCCGACCGCATCTGCACCTGCGGCGCTGCCGCCTTCTGTTTTTTGAAAATTCCCATTGTCTCACCTCAAATCCCGGCAAGGGCCGCAGCCCTCACCGTCGTTGCACCGCCAGCACCGCGAAGGGCGCGTCCTGCGTCCCCAGCACCGTGGCGGCAAAATACCGCATATCGTCCATGGCGTGGTCGTGCTCCTTTTTCACCGTGTCGTGGCCCGCCTCCGTGTTCCAGACGTATTCCTCCAGCTCCCGCAGGCAGTCCTCGCAGCCCTGGCAGATGCGGATGCGCCCGGCTTTCAGCAGGTCCGCCGTCAGCCGGATGCCGGAGAGCACGTCGTTGACGGCCTTGCGGACGGTCCAGCCGTCCCGCCGCAGCACCTCGTGGAAGCTGGCCGCCGACGGGTCCACGATGACCGCCCCGATGGGCCGGTCGCCCGCCAGGTCCCGCAGGGCGGCGGCGTATTCCTGATCGGTCATCTGCCGTCCCTGCTTCCGGGAGTCGAAATAGAACTCCCGGACCCGGTACCACACCCCGCCGCACAGCCCCCACAGCCCAAAGGACGCCGGGTTCACCGTGCCGTAGTCGCAGGAGATATACCACCGCTCGAAGGGCCCCGCCGGGACCGCCGAAACCATGTCTCGTGTGAAGAAGTCGTAGACCCGTCCCTTGGCGGCCACCCATTCCCCCAGCACATACCGCTGGTAGAACACCCCGGTGTACAGCCGCTCATACCGCTGCCGCACCTGGGCCGACAGGGATAAATTGTCCGCCATGGTGAAATGCAGATGCAGGGCGTTGCGGTCCTCGGCGTGGCAGATCCACTCGTTGTAGAACCAGTGCTGGGGCCCCTCCGGGTTGCAGTTGAACCACAGCCGGCTCCCGGCCACCGAGCAGCGGGCGCAGGCCTGCTCCACAAAGCTGCGGGGCATCAGCGCCACCTCGTCCAGCAGCAGGCCCGCCAGGGTGATGCCCTGGATCATGGCCGCCGACCGCTCGTCCAGCCCGCCGAACACATAGAAGCTGTTCTCGTGACCGCCGAACTGCATGACCAGCAGATTTTCCGACCGTTTTTCCTTTGTCCGGAACCCCAGTTCTTCCAGCTTCGGCACGATCTCCGACAGAAGATTGCGCCGAAGCGCCTGGATGGTCTTGCCGCACAGGGCGAATTTCCGCCCGTCAAAGGCCGTCATGGCCCAGATGAAAAACCCCAGGCCCATGCACAGCGTCTTGCCCGACCGCACCGCCCCGTCGCAGATGATGGCGTCCCGGTCCCGGTAGCGGCTCCCCGCCGTCCACCAGGACAGGACCAGCTTTTGCTTGTCCGAAAACCGACTGTACCCCATGGTCTTGCCTCCTTGCCTTGCGCCAACGCCCCCGCCGCCGGGGTGGGGGCTCGTATCCACCGCATCTGCTCATTCCTCCTGTCCGACGGCCGCGATGGCCTGTAAAAATGCCGAAGCCGTGTCCGCCTGGTTGTTGGTCAGTTCCAGCAGCCGCTCCATGACAGCCATCCGGTCCACCAGCTTCACCTCCACTGCGCCCTTGTCGCTGCGCTTGATCTCCGCCAGCAGGCTCAGGTCCAGATCGTCCAGCCGGTCCAGCTCGCCCATGGCCAGCCGCACGCAGTCGTTGGGCCGCCCGAAGGCCAGTTCCCACATCCGCCGGATCAGATCGTCCCGGCCGCACAGGTCTTTCAGCGCCGCCCGCTGCCGTTGGATCTCCGTCCGGACCTCCGGCTGCTCCAGCAGCGCCCAGCCCTGCTGGCCCCGGCCAATGGCCTGGGCCGCCTGCTCGGCGTCCATGGTCTTGAGATACTCCCGGACGAACCGCTTCCGTTTCGCCTCATTGGGTCCTGTCAAATTTGCTCACCCCCAAAAGTTCTTCTCACCCGTACCTTCCCATGCCCCAAAAGTTGCACTGGTTTGTGCCTACACGGTAAAAACTTTTTGAAAAAAATTTTTTCGCCGTCAGCCTTCGACATCCTTCGACGTCGGATTCCTTGACTTTCCGTCGATGGCTTGATACAATAGCTTTATCGATTATGGAAATGAGGAGATCAAGAATGCACCAGCACGATACCTATCTTGCGATGTACGAAAACAAAAAGGGTTCCATCCAGGACTGCCTGGATGTGATCGAAAGCGGCGACGTGGTCTGTATGTGCGGCGACTGCAACCAGGCCTGGGAGCTGAGCGCGGAATTCCACACCATCTTTGACCGCGGCGTCACCAACATCCGCGTCATCAAGGACCGCATGGGCGATTTCGACTATTTCACCAAGCCCGGAATGCGGGACGTGTGCCGCACCAGCAGCTTTTTCTATTCGCCTCCCATGACCAAGGGGGCTTCCCTGGGCAACGTCTCCTACCGCGCCCTGGACCTGTGCGACTACGCCAAGTTCGTCTGCGAGGCCGAGCCCTGCAACGTCTTTATCGCCGCCTGCACCCCCATGGATGAAAACGGCAACCTGCAGGTTGGAATGTCCCTCATGTGGGAGAGCGAGTGCTACGCCACCTGTAACAAGATCATCCTGGAAGTGAACCGGCAGCTGCCCCGCATCCACGGCGGCCTGGAGATCAATATCCGCGACGTGGACCGGCTCTACGAGACCAGCTATCCCCTGTTTGAGGTCGCCGACATCGTCCCCACCCAGGTGGAGGAGAACATCGGCCAATATGTTGCCTCCCTGGTCAATGACGGCGACTGCATCCAGCTGGGCATCGGCGGCATCCCCAACGCCGCCGCCAAGTTCCTGGAGGACAAGCACGACCTGGGCCTGCACTCCGAGATGTTCAACAACGCCATGGGCGACCTGATCCAGAAGGGCGTCATCAACGGCTCCCGCAAGAACATCAACAAGGGCAAGCATCTGGGCGCGTTCTTCGGCGGCACCCGGCCCCTGTACGACTATATGTCGTCCAACCCCGACTGCGAAATTCGCCCCGCCTCCTACGTTTGCGACCCGGTGGTCATCATGCAGAACAACAACCAGGTGTCCATCAACACCATTCTGGAGATGGACCTGACCGGCCAGGTCTGCTCTGAGTCCATCGGCACCCGCCAGTATTCCGGTTCCGGCGGCGCGTTCTGCTTCGCCTACGGCGCCCTCCACTCCAAGGGCGGCAAGGGCATCCTGGCCTTCCCGTCCCGTTCCAAGAAGGGCCTGCCCAAGATCAAGCCCACCCTGACCCTGGGTGCCCAGGTCACCATCCCCCGCAACTATGTGGACTACATCGTCACCGAGTACGGCATCGCCCGGATGCGCGGCCGCACCCTGGAAGAGCGCTGCCGCGACCTCATCGCCATCTCCCACCCCGATGACCGCGACCAGCTGACCTTTGAAGCCAAAAAGCTGGGCTACCTGTTCTGAGTT